AGCGCCCGTTTGAAATTTCTGGTCGTCAATACGTCCATACATTTCGGGCGACATTTCGCCACCAGCAAACGAGCGTTGTAGGTTGCGGACGTTTGGCATGTGTTATCTCCCGGATGTCCAGGGTACGATGTGTTCGACCTTGATGTTTCGTTGATTAGAATCAGATGCTTCAGCTTGCGCCAAATAGCCCGTCATCATTTGCACGCAGCGTTTACTTTCCGCGGTGCCCATGTCGCCTTTGATCACTGGACCCGCAAGCATCGATGCAAGATGCCAAGACAGCGTGACAATGAATAGCGGCGAAAATTCTGTAGTGTCAGTGACGTAGCCTGAATATCGCAACACAGCGTTTTCTACGTTTGTAAAAAGGTTATGAATGCCATTGGCATCTGTCTCGATAGTGAATGGCTGCGGCACATATCGCCCAGCAGCCGTCACCGGTGAATAGTTGTGCGACCAATACGGTGTATCGGTAGGAACAAAACGTGTTGCGTAATCATCGTACGCGTCTTCAGGCAACACGGCTATTGGGTTCAACACATCGGATGGCAGCGTGTATGCGTACTTCCACTCTGGCCATACTTGTTCAATCTGCGTCAAATTAGCGCGACGCATTGCAAAATTCCAATTGTGCATTTCGAGCAACGAGTCTCGGGCAATCGGGTAAAACCTCTTACAGTGTTCGGCTTGAGCGGAGCCCTCCGGCGGGTTGATGCTGGCCACAGTGGCGTTGTCACCAAGGTGCCCCAATGCCAAATTACAAATATCGACTTCTGATGCCATCATGGCCTCCTATGTAAAAGGGGGCCGTGGTTTCCCAACGGCCCCCGCGACTCAACTTCCGAAAGAGAAGTATTACACCGAGCCTTCGGCCACGTCTTCAGCACCACGCTTGGCTTTGGGAGCCCACTTCTTGGCGGGCGCTTCGGCTTCAGCGGGTCCATCTACAAGCTCAAGATTTGAGCCTGCCTTGCCATCGAACTCAACGATGTCGCCTTCCTCGCGGAGGCCATTGTTGATAAACGATCTTTCAAGTACGCGGTATTTAGGCATAGTGTTTTCCTTTCAGGATTAAGCAACAGTAAAGCCAGAAGCGTAGAACTTCTTGCCGTCTTGGATATCAGTCACGATATCAGCAGTCACAGCACCAGCGGTGTATGTGCCAGAGATAGTGTAACGAGCGCCAAGATAGCGTTTGCCGTTGCTTGCCACTTGTGGGTTGATGCGAACTGCCGTGTTGTAACCAGCAACCAATGCAGCGGTAAGAACCGCGTCAGAGGAGCCGATCACCTGCACGTTTGAAGAGAGCGCAGCATTGTCTGCCTGGATCACTTCAAACTTTACAGAAGTACCGCCTGCCAAAGCAGTGGTCACAGCAAAGTTCATGTACAGATCTTGACCTTCGCCGATGTCACGGGCGACGGAAAGATCGATGGTGTCAGTTGACACGGCAGTGGTAGTCAATGCCTGGTCAGTAGACACACGGAGCAGTTTATCGGTAATCATGGTTTATGTCCTTTCAAGTTAATTGGTGGCCGATTAGCTGACAACAGCTTCGGTGTTGAGGATAGCGTCAACACGACGGAGCGGCACGCCCAAGAAGGACAGCCAGCTATACGGCATGCCAAACTGGCTCAAGCCCTCATTGATCTTGAGGACGTATTGGCTCTTGTCGAGCGCAGCCACAGACAAACCAGAGTGGACGGTACGGTTCATGTAGAACGCGGCACGACCCATGGCCATGTTGGGGATACGGTACAACGAACGAGCCATCAGCTTGACGATGTTGGTCGCAGCAGAGGCAGCTTGAGTGCCAGTCTGGCCAACCAAGTCAGACACATCGATGTTGCAGATGCGAACGACATAGCGCCAGTCTTTCACGACCAAGCCATTTTTCCACTGGTAGCGAGTTGCAAGAGCCTGCAAACGAGTGCCGTCGCTGTTGTAGACGGTTTGCTCGCCGAGGTCTTCATGGATCAAGCCAGCTTTTGAGCCTTTAGGGAAAGGGCAATACACAGTGTTGTCACCCCAAACCACCAAGTACACAGAAGTGTTGTCAGAGCCAGAGCCGCCAGCGCTCAAGATGTTCTGTGCGTTAGCAGCAGACAAGCTCGAGTAACGTGCAGCCAAGCCAAGGAACTGCTTCGGATCAACGCCAGGGTTGCCGTAGAACAGAGTCGTAGCTTGAGTCTGGTTCATTGCTTCCAAGAACGCGGTGTCTTCCGACAAGCGGAATTGAGCCGTGTTGCCATTGAGCATGGCCAAGTCTTTGTCCACTTCGGAGCGAGCTTCCAAGATACCGCAAGCTTCGTCCACTTGTGCAGTGGTCGATTTGCTCGACGGAATACCTTGGTTCAGAGCGCGCCAGTAAACAGTAGGCAGGCCAGTACGAATGACAACGCGGTCGCCGGTAGGCAAGTTGCCTTCCTTGAACACGCAGTCTTCGAGGACTTCGTTGGACTGCGAAAGCAGTTCGGCAACGATAGGAACCCGACCGTCCGGGTCGGTGCGTTTGGCCCAGTCGGCCAGGGTGAGGTTGCTAGTTGACAAAGTAGTCATGGTTCATTTCTCCATTAGGATTGATTGCTATACAAAGCGGATGCTGCGTCATTGAAACTCTTTGGACCGGATGCCTTGGCACCGCCTGAAGTCCCACCAACGAAACGATCCTCGCTGATTGCCTTACCCGCCCTGAACATAAACCGAATCACTTCGGGGTTATTGCCCAGGCCGGACTCATTTAGCAGCGAGCGAAGTTCAGGTGTGCCGAATGCGTCCAGTGCTTTCTTGGCCACCGCAAGGTTTTCTGCCAGCTTTTCGCCGCCATATTCCCTGTCGGTTTGTGCCTGCTGGGCCCAATCGTTTCTTACCTGTTCAATGACCTGTTGCTGGCGCTCCTGAATTTTGGGAGCCAGCTTGTCGATCATCTTCTGCGCCGCGTCCTGGGGTAGATCCAATTCCTTGGCAATGTCCGAAAATGAATTGATCACTTCGGGGTCGAACTCTTTGCCTTCTGGGGCTTTAAATTCGTACGCTTCCGGCGCACCGGTCGGCTTGCCCTCGGTATTGCCAGCCGCCTGCCCGTCCTGGGTTGCTTGCTGGTTCTGCCCGTTGGTCGCTTGCTGCTGCGTCCCTGCTGGCGCGGCATCCGTCGATGCGTTGTTCGCAGGGGGTTGCGATGAGGCTTGGCCTTCAGTGGTCGTTGCGGCTTGATCCGTCATCAGCATTTCTGTCATTCGTGTTCTCCTTTACCATTTGTGGGTACAGCTCTGGGCATAGAGCGTGAATCATTGCCAGCGTGCGATTGCCATAGTTCCTGTTACCCTCCGCAAACGCCATTTGCATTGCATTGGTGTTGAACGATAGCCGGAACACACCGGACTGATCCAGAAGCCGCCATACTACACGGCGGCCCCTCTTACTGCCCATGAGCCACTTGAGATCGGCCTCTTCGTTTTCCTTTGCCAGGCGATCGCGGACCTCTCGGTCTGTCTTTGCTTTCTCCTGTGCCCGGATGTCGATCGGGTCAAATTCTTTGCTCATGTTGTCAATCTATCCACGGTTCGTATTGATACGGGTACCATCAAGCTCCCACCTCATCCACCGTCAAGATTACCGACGGAGTGGCTGGGCGTGTTGGGCTGGTTTGTGCCGGGATGGCTTGAATCGATGTGCCTATGTGCGTGGTAGACCACCACATCTCGATGTAATCTGTTGGCAACAAATTGGCCCAAAAATTCCACGATGCCACTACATGGCCAGGCGTGCCGCCGTGCTGCGATGGCACAGACAAAAACGTGTTGCTTTGATCGATGTCGGTCCCGTTTTTCCTGAACCACAAGCTCACGTCCTGGTCGGACACGTCGCTGTTTTCAAATTGCGCGCTGAACTGGACGTTGTACACGCCAGCTCGATCGACCGTAATGCGTGACCCTGATGCAATTGAAACACCGCGGGATATGTCCGTGGTGTTGATGGTGATGGCCTTGGCTGTGTTGGCTGTATTGGTCTGATCCGTCGTGTCGTAGAACGAACCAATGCGAGCCGAGCGCGACCAATAAAATTCGCTGCCGTCAGGATCTTTGACCCCGACGATGTCGCCGGTTGTCTCATCGTACAACCAGGGAGCGCCAGCGTATTTTTGTCTGCTTGTCATTACGATGCAGCCATGTCGCCGTACAGCATAGTGGCGCGGTTATTGTTCTGCGCGTTTTCTGTTTGGCCAATCTCCATGTCTGTGATCTGCAAGCACACGCGAGTCTCTTGATCGCCGCCCTGCATTTGGTTTGCGCTGACTGATTTCACAACGCACTTGGCCGTGACCATCATTTCGCTGCCAACCTTGGGCAATGCTGTGATGCCAAGCTTTTCAAGTGAGCCGTCATCGAGATCAATGCTCAAGCCGTACGGATACTCCGGGCCTTGGTAATCGGTTGATGCAATTGCGCCGCCGTATTCTTTTGATTCTTCGGCGCTCATCTTCATGCTGACAAGTGACATGCTGTTCCCCTTATGAAAGTCGATTGAGTTTGAAAAGCGCGGATGAAAGCGCGGTGCAGATGCTGTCGATTTCGTTTTGAATGTGCGACTCGCTGCCCATCATGTTGCGATTCGATTCGACGTAGTCATAAATCTTTTGCACTTCAGCAGGCCAGTTCTTGCCGTCAACGCCTGCAAACGATAGACCCTGGCCAGAGCAGCCCATCCATGCTTCGGCCAGACCATCGGTTAGATCGTCCAGGTCACTGTATACGCCAAGCGCCGTGTGAGCCGCAAAGCTTCCAGGACCAGTCGTCATCAAGTGAACCTTGTGAATGATGACAACGGCCTCAAGCAATTTTGAAATGAATTCCGACGCAGCTTTTGCGTCGCCGTGTTCGCCGCCCGAATTACCGTACAGCAATGTTCCCTTTGTAGCCATGGTTTTTTCTCCTTAAACCTGTTGGGGCGACGGTGATCCGTAGCCGCTGAATTGATTCATGATGTCCATCAGCGCGTTGGTGCCATCGCCTGTCGGAGCGTTGCCAAGGTTGCGTGCTGTCTCTGACTGTTGATGCATGGCCGCGGCCTGCTCTTTTGCAGCCATTGCCTGATTGCGTGCCTGGCGAATCTTGGCCACTTGCTCGCCTGCAATGATCATGTTTGGATCAACGCCCAGCATGTCGCTGTATGCATCGGCCCATTGATCTGCATCGAACTTGTCGAGCACTTCAGGCTTGATGCCAGCAACAACACCAAGGTTGCCAACGAATCGATCAATGCTGTTGGTGCCAATGGCGCGCTGTGCCTGTGCAAGCATCGATACAAACTCGACGTTGAGGTCAACACCTTGCAGCTCTTTTGGAATTGGAGGCAATGCGTTTGCTTCGATCATGCGATTGAATGTTGTCTCAATCAAAGGATCGAGCAGCTCATTGTGCAAACGCTCGAGCACCGGTCCAAGCATGAGCAACTTCTCTTCGTGGCGCTCTGCCACTTCGGTTGCTGTCATGCGGGTGTCGGTTGCGTTGGCCAACATCAAAAACAGGTCTGCATAAAAACCACCACGAACGCGCTCGCGCACGTCCTGGATGTCCATCAGCAAGTGATTGAGATCGAGGTTGACTTCAAACGCGGTCTTGATGCCTGCGCTGTTGTTGCCGTCAATGAACGTGATGCCGCCCGGCAGTGTTTCCACGTCGCGGTTCTTCATGCTGGTTGGCACTTGAAGCGGCGGCTTGGTCTTGTAATCGATTGCCTGCGCTTTGCGTAGCTGCTCATGTTGTAGCTGCTTCACGTCGCCAAGCACTTCCATGCCAGGGCTGTTGCCGTAGATGTCACCGCCAGCCGTAGCCCAGCGTGGCACCAATGCGGGGAAGTCTCTGAACCCAGACTCGGACAAATACTTGTCGGGATTGCCGCCCACTTCAAAGTAGTAGCTGCCCCAGGCCATGTGCTTTGCGTCGCGCTTGGTGTGATCGCGATCGGCGCGTGGTTCAATGGCGTGAATCAATCTAATCCACTGATCAAGCGAACCGCGGTCGAACATGTTTTTAACGACCGTTGAACAGTTGTCGTACCCAAACTCTTTGACAATCTCCGCCACCGGCTTTTCAAATTCACGATACAGCGTACACACTTTGCCCTGGTAGTCAGTGGCAATGCAGTATTCGCCGACGGTCAGCGGGTAGTGGTGGATCACCGTGTCATAGCTTGGCAGCACGATTGATGCCGCGGTGCCAAACGCGCCCAGCTCTTCGTACATGCCATGCAATGCGCGATAGGTGTTTGACTTTTGAAACACCAACTGCATGCGCTTGGTCACGTCATCAAGCCACATCTTCACGGGCTGATAGCTGTTGAGCGTTGGGTCTGATGTGGCCAACCTGAACCAGGGGCGTGCAGGCGACGTGGCACCAGCCATCATGCCAGCGCCGAGCACGCGCAGTGCGCGAGTGCCGGTGTTGTCGTAGATGTTGTTGTGCCTGCGCCAGCCCTTGTCGCGATCCTGGACAAAGTAACGGCCATTTCGTGGCAGCAAGTAGGTTGTGATCTCTTGCCAGTGCGCCCACCAGGTAGCGCGCTCTGCCTTGAGTTGCCCCCAGCGCGTGAACAGTTTGTCACGCTTTGGAGCCTTCGGATGTGATTGCGCGTCGCTAGTGAACTGACTCATAGTTATGCACCCAGTAATGTGCTCTTGCCAAGTGCAAGCTGCTGTGGGTTAACGCCTTGAGGACCGGTCAGCATAGTGCCTGCTGCGCCGCCTTTGGCTGCTTGTTCAGATGCCGCAGTGATTGCGCCAACGTCCGGCGATTTTGCATTCGCACGGTTGACGTTTTCCTCTGCAAGTTTCTGTTGTTTGGTTGCGCTTTCTTGAGCTTGTGCTTGCGCTGTGCGCTGCTGCTCAAGTGCTTTGTTTTGTGCTTCGGATGCGCGCTCGCCCGAATAAACGGTGTACGCGGTACCGACCACTGCTGCTACTGCTGCTGTTACGCCCATGGTCAAATCTCCTTACTGAAAATGATGTCTTGCACACCATACCCAAGCTTCGGCATGATCGTTGCCAGGGCTGTGTTCTGTTTAGCATGCCACAGCATCAACCGAGTGCCTCGAGCCTTGGCGGCTTTTTCGGTTTCCCGAATGAGCTGTAACCCCAGCCGACCTGCGCGCCTGGCCTCGGTGACAAACAAAATGTCATTCGAGCAGATGCAAAGATCAGCATAGTGAAGGTGTCGCAACACGAAGCTCACCGAGTACCCGATCATCTCATCCCCATCAAACGCGCCCAGGGCCAACAAGGCTCCTTGCTGTTCCATGGCGTGATACCGTTGCCAGTCCGGCTTGAGGATCATGACCTGCTTGTTCAGGGCCACCTCTTGCCAGTGCTCATCGAACAGCGTGGCTGCGTATTGAGCGAATTCGTCAACCGTTGACTCCCGAATTTCGATCATGCTTGCCCCACTATATCTGCCACGGTAGCGGCTCCATTTGTTGATACGGGTACCTTTGGCATCGGGAAGTCCGGGGCCACGGCATCGATGATGATGTGAATTCGATCGGTCTGACCGTTGTTCACGGCCGAGTGCGGCATTTTATGGTTGAACCACCAGCACTCACCCACCGGCCAATGCACCGCCTCGCCGCCGGTGATGTTGTAGCAATACGGGTTTGTCGAGATGACAACGTGAAACCTGGCGAAATAGTCCGCA